TTTTCGTATCCGAAGTAACTGTAGTCACCAGTATTGCAGTCGTTCTCAAGTAAACGAGCACGGGCTTCTACTTCACGTTCTTTCAGTAGTTGATACTGGGTAGGGTCACCAACAATACGTGTAGAAGTTACAGCAGCAGAACGAGCAACAATGTAATCTTTTACGTATTGAGGAAGGTTGTCAAATGCAAACAGACGTGTGACATTACATTTAATAAAATCAACATCAAAGATATCTGTTTGTTCACACCTGTCATACAGAAAGTCATTACGTACAACAGTGTCGTATTGATAATATTCTTTTGTAGCGTCTATGTTAATAATATCAGGTGGTACAGCAATCTTTTTAGTTGATGAGTCAACAGAAAACTGAACGTCATACTCTTGGTTGAAGGACCATCCCTCTGATTGCACTTCTCTCGAAACACTAAGGAGAGTTCTGTAGGCAAGCGAAACGTCCGGGTTTGTTTGGTCTATAGAAGTAACAGACGCTTGTCCGATTGAATTTAAAATATCGTTAACAGCGTCTAACTCTTTAGTACTTGAAGGAAGTGACATATCTCATAAATTAAAAAAAAGGGATCCCGAAAGATCCCTTGTGTATAAATAAAATCAGAATGCAGAAGGAGCAGAAGCACCCACATACAGCTCAACAGAAGCTGCAGGGTTCAGATAGTCTGCGCCACAAGCCAAACGGCCGAGCATCACGTCGCCTTGGTAGACAACAGAAACGTCGCCGCTGGTAACTTGCACCTGAGGACCGATGGCTTCGACCATACCGGCTGCTTCCTTTTGGAAGATCAGACCGCAGGACTTAGAGCCAACTTCAGTAGCAGTACCGTAGTCATTGTTGATACCAGTCTGAGCGCCAGAAGCGTCTTCCATGGTTTCACCAACGAAGGAACCAACATTAGTTGGAGAGGTAACGCCGGTAGTACCGCCGTAAGCAGTACCGTACTTACCCAGGAACGGAATGTTCATGGACTTGTAGATCTTGATACCAGCAATCTCAATGATTCCGTTTCCGCCTTGCAGAGCAGAACCTTGAGCGTCGCGGTTAACCAAACCGCTGGAACCAACAGCTTGGATCAGTTCGTAGTACTGACGAGGGTTCAGTACAGCAACACGACCATCAGAGGTCACACCCTTTTCATCGAGTGCAGCAGCAGCATCGTAGAAGGCTGACACCAGATTGGCAGAGTTAAAAGCATCAGAATCGTTCGTGGTAGAACCAACGCGGATCTGAGTACCACCAGGCTCAACGAAGTTGGTTTTGGTGATAGGAGATGCCTGACGTGCACCACGTGCAACAGCACGGAATGCAAGACGGTCATACTTTTCAGCCAAGGCATAGCCGATCTTGCGGGAGATCTCGCTACGCAGGTCGTAGTGGCTGAGGACTTCATCCAGGTTGTAGACGAAGGCTGAGCTAATCAGAAGGTCATCAACAGTGATGGTCTTCTCGGCCACCGGAGGTGCACCATCGCTGTTACCCAGGATGCTGTTACCAGGGGTGTGGAACTCAGACTTTGTGCGACCCGTGTAGATGAACTGCAAAGACTTGCCGTTCTTGAGGGTACGCTTCATGATCAGATCCCGAGCAATCGTGTTGTTCTGGAATCCTTTGAACATCTCACCGCTAAATAGCTTGAGATATAGAGCACGGGCGTCACCCGTACTATTAGCCTGACCCGGCCGTGTAAGCGCCGTGGTCAGCGTAGAATTTTGTTGTGCCATTTATAGGAGTAAATTAAATATAACCAACTCCAAGATCTTGGAAAATTTTTGTGGTCTATCCCACCGTCTAGACGGCTAAGGGTATCCTCGTAAGGGCCAAAGCCAATACCAGGGAGGTCCGACTCTGAGGTGCCTCCCAAGCTGTTACTCCTCTTCAGAAGTTTCTTCTACAGAACAAGGTTCAGTTGTTTCAACCTTGTCTTCTTTTTTCTCAGGCTCAGGACCATAGCTGGTTATGTAAGCCTTTAGTACATCAGATTGTTGTGACATTAGAAGTTAAGTTCAGAACGTCCTAGTTTTTCGATGACATCATTGCGATATGCAGGATCACTTTCATATCGTGGATCATTCATAGCAGTGACAAGCTCAGCCTGACTGCGGAATTTATTACTAGCTGTTTCACGTGGTGCTTTACCTTGAATCAAATTACCTTCGTATCCAACTGACTCAGCCCAACGTTGACCCATAGAACGAATAGCAAAGTATGCACTAGCTGCATCACCACTCTCCATGACTTTATCGAACAACTCGATTTCATTAGGGTCAGCATTATCCTTAGCCCATTCAATCATGTTGCCATATTGATCTGCACCACCAACTACTTTTTGTAGACTCTCGACTTGATCATCAGAGAAATCAGAAGATGGTGTTTGGCTACGCTGCTGTAAATACATTTCAGCTAACTCAGTTGTATCCATCTCCTTCAATGAATTGATAAGATCATCAGATACACCATCATCGCTTCCGTATTCGTCCCACAAAGAATCAAAGATATTATCCTTTTGCTCCTTTGCAGGCTCTTCAGCTGGTTCTTCTACTTTTTCAGCAGGTGTTTCTTCATTAGAACCTAGCTTTTGCTGTAGCTCAAGATAGGCTTTCTCAAGTGCTTGAGGTGAATCATACTTACCAGCCAGCAGGTTATCCTGCTCTTGCTGCATCTGTTCACCAAGAGCAAGTGACTCCTGTTCTTCTGCATTAAGTTCAGGGCTAGACTCTTCAGTATATGTAAGGGTTTCAGACATAAATAGGTGGAATAATTATGGTTGTTGTGCAGCCATTTCTGCTTCAGCTGCTGATTGATTTACTTGTGCAAACTTACCAGCTTGCTTAGTCATCTCCATGTCTTGTTGTTGTTGCATCTGAGATTGCATCTCTTGTTGCATCTGCTGATCTGTCTTGACAAGATTAAGAACGTCAATACCTTGAGCCGCTGCCAGGCGCTTAACAACTTCAAGTGGGTTGATGTACTGACTGATAGCTTCTGGTCCCATGGTGCCAGCAACAGTTTGTAAGAACTGCGTCAGGCTGTCTCTATCTTGACCTCTACCGAGAGCATTGATACCAGCAACGATAGTGATGTTTACAACATCCTTTGGAATCTTCGGTATCTTGCCTGAGCTTTGGAAAGTCTTGAGTTTTCTATTGAGGTATGGGACTAGGAAGTCAACAGTGAGTAGAGAGAACAAGCCACCAAGCTGCTGCTCAAGTTCAAACTGAGTCATACGTACTTCTTCAGCAGTAGTACGTTCTGATTGTCGGACTGACAGTACAAGGAAAGCTTCTGCCAACCGACGTTCTAAGGTCTGGATCATTTGATAGGCAGTAGCAAAGTCAGCTGTCTTACCAACCTGTACTACACCAATGTCATCAGGTCTTCCTTGTACGATTGCACCGTTACCAGCAGCAGCCAATGTAGATGGCTTTGTTGTACTGGAAGGAGACACAGTAAAGACAACCTTTGCGGCAGCTGCTGAGCCTTCGCAGATAGCCTGAGACAAAGCCTCAAGACTCTTTAGGTCACCTAAGAACTCTTCGACACGGCCACGCCCATAAGCCTCTCCATCAACTGTATTAAACCTCAGAGCAATCCAAGGGTTTGTATCTAAAGGAGATGTACCTTTTGTACGTGGGATGATCTTTCCATCAATCTCTTGATGCCAATTGAACTTGCTGTCTACACGCTTGATGTGTGTATAGACCTCAACATCCTCACCAATACCTACTGTAGAGTCACTAACACTTTCAGGTCTAGTAGGTTTGTAACCAGGAAAGACCTCATCAAGAATGTCTTTATTGATTAGTTCTTTGGTAACAATCTCTACAACGTTACCGTTACCATCTCTCTCACATACATATCTGTTGAGAGGATATAGTTTAAGACCATTCTTAGACATAAACACTAAAGCGTTGCCAGCTACAACCAAGTGTTTAATAGCTTGGTGTACGACAACACGGTCATCAGATGCAGCTACAGCATCAAGGATGACACGTTCAATTTTAGAAAAAGAAAGATCTAATTCTGATTTTACTTCTGGAGCAAACTGTCCAAGCATACTTTCGTCTACTTGCAGTTTAAAGAAACTTGTTTGTGGTGGTAGCAATGCAAGCATCAGCTTGGCACTAAGTGTGACAACACCTTTAGCTCCTACGGATTGCCAGGGAGTAGGCAAGTGACGCATACCCACTGTGCTTTGTTCCTCGCCACGGATAAGATAAGGAAGAGTTAAATCTGCGGCTTGCTCTGCTACGTTTAAAAATTGTGAGCGTTCACCTGACAGCTCATCATATCTTTTCTTGGCGGTCATTAGACACTAATACCTCTAATTGAAAGGAGATTACTTACGTTACGACTTAGTTGATTTGTACCTAGACCACTGAGACCTAGCTTAGATCTATTAGAACGACGACGCCTAATACCACCAGCAGATCCTCCAGAAAGGTAAGTACTTGTTGCCTTTGCTCTGCCTAGTGCTTCTTCGGGTTTAGGCATTTCAGGCATCTGTACGTTGACAGTTGGTGCAGCTGGTGTTGGTGCAGCTGGTTGTGGTTGGCCACCTTGATCAACCAACTTAGCTAACAAAGCATCTAAATCAAAAGGAAGTTCCGGTGTAGGAGGAGTAGGTGGCTTATCAGGAACTAAGTCTTGACCTACTTCTGGCACAACAGGATCTTGTGGTTCTGGTGGTGCATGAGGTTCTGGTTTAAAAACTTGTGGGGTCTGTTCTGCAACCTCTTTAACTCCATAACCAAAAGACAATAACCTTTTGTTTTGATCTGCTGTATTATAAAAATCAGTAGGATTAGTCATTGCCTGAAGGCGTTCCGTGTTCTTCTTTACGCCAACCTTGCGTGCCTCAGGGTTAATCTTTGTAGCTTTCTTGTTGATAATTTTAGCAAGCTTTTTGTTGCTACCAGTAAAGCCTCTTGCCTTAGCTTTGCTAGAAATCTTACGCAGCTCTTTTCTTGACAACTTACCGTCAGACAAAAATCGCCTAAGCTGCTTTCTTTTGATTTTTTTCTTAGCCATAATTACATTTTAAGGTCAGCCTTCAAGCCTTTAATAGCAAGCTTGGCAGTATTAGGAATGGGTGTAATACCTTCAGCATACTTACGTACACTCTTAGGTAGCTTAGGTTTTTTGTAGTCAGACTTTTTAATCTTATGTGTCTTTAAGCCTTCATTAGCATTTACATCTCTGAGGTCCTTCACAACCTTTGTCTTAAAGGAAGATTCAATACCACCTTTATACTTTCTAGTATAAGATGGTTTGAATTTATTCTTACCATCACCTTTTTCCTCGCCTTCAAGCAAAGAACTTATATGCTCCTTTGTGTAAGCTCCTTCAACAAAACGCCAAGCTTCTTTTTCTCCACGTTTAGTTTTATAAGTAAATGATTCAAACCCACCACCAGGACCTAAACCTGATAAGAAAGATTCTTTGACATCATCTTTGTAGTTGTCACGAAAATCCTGCAGAGATGTTGCTCCTTCACCACCTGTCGTAATAGGGCTATAGTATTGAGTACTAAGTACATCTTCCCAGTAATCTACGTAATTACGGTAAGCCTCCTTGTTTCTTTGTTGCTCTTTTTCTGTTTGATCAGTAATGCTTTTCGTCATCGTTATCGAGTCGGTTTTTTAACCACTCCACAACAGAACGTTGGCCAGAGCGGTACATGATTTTTTCAATTGAATGTTCTGGAGATGGATTGACAACGGGGAAACGTTCATCCATCTCAGACAGTACAGCTCTGGCCTCCATACCGAAGACCTCAAGCATATTGGGGGAGATTGACATTGCTGTGTTCAAAGAATGCTGGCATACGTCCAGCCTTAGTAGCGACCAGTTCGGGTGCCTTGCCGTCATACATCAAGCGGTCACTAGAAGCCAGCCAAAAGTTTTTGTTTAGGTACTTGTCAGCACTTAAGCCAAGTGGCTGCATTACCCAATTGATAGTTGCCTTCCTGAGACGATCAAGAGAAGGACTGATGTTATACCCCAGCTCAGTATGAACCAAACTATTGGTAGCAACGTGAATTTGTTCATCTCGACTAATGTCTGCACTTACAGTTCTCGCGCCAGCGTCACCGTTAAACCGAAAAAACGGCAGGAGTACAAAGAAAATTGCACGCTCGGCAACCAACGCTTTTGTAATTGTGTGATCTGGATGCGACACCCAAGCTTGTCGTAGCTTGAGTGCTTCGGCTTCAGCCTTTTCGTCAACACCGTGAGCATTGGCGATGTAACCGAGTGCCACGTCATGGTTCTCTTCGTCTGTGACATTAGAGAGAAGGAGATCTCTCGCGAGCGTTGGTACTTCAGTATCGAGTGCATCGGTAATAAAATCCCCTACGGGGAGTTCCATATGACGGAGTGCAAGAGCACGGAAGAATGCTTGTTCAGCACCTTCCTTGACCTTGCCTGCATCTGTTTGGACTGGTGTCCACTTTCGTTTTCTATTAAGTAATTTTTGATAAGGGTTCATTCTTGACAATCACATTGAGGTTCTTTTAAAAGACCCTCCAAGTAATCATTGACTTCAGTCTCATCCAAAGCGGCGTATGCGCTTGACTTATCCTGTACGTCACCCATCACTTGAAGGGAGTAGTAAAGGGATGTCTGGGGCGATTCCAGCCACTCTTCAATAAAAGCCTCATCCATGACGACCATATCTGACCACCAGTTCTGTGAGTATCCGTGAAGAAGTCCAGTCCTATCCAACATTATCATTATGTTGTCGGATACAAGCTTGAATGCCTCCCATCCGACTGCAGAGGCAATTTCTACTTCACCGTATTCATAGGTCTCAACACCAAAGGTGCCTGAGTCTCTGTCAACAGTGCGAGCTATAGGTGGTGCAATTTCTGGGGTTGATGTATAACCATCAAGACCCTTTGAGCGGTAGCTACAAGACGCTGTGGGAGCGATTGCAAACGCTCTGACCATATTGTGTGCACGAGCAACTTGAGAGGCTCCCTGGATGCCAGCAGCTAGCTTCTCTGCAAGTACAAACGCAGGTGATGCCTTTAGCTCTCCGTTGTTGTATTGCTGGAGTGCTGCACCGAATTGCTTGTAGGTGATTCCATATCGTCGTAGTAAGTTTGCAAGACCCAGCATCCCGAGTCCAACTTGTCTGTCTGTTTTAGGTGATTGGTACTCCCCGCTATCTCCGACGCCAGTACGAGCGTGGAGGCCACACAACTCCTGCATACCCTGAAGGAAAGCGTCATAGATTGTGTCGAATTCACACGCAGCGAGGTTGATATGTTGCAACAAGCACGTTCCGCGTGAGCGCAGGTAAACTTCAAGGCAGACGTTTCCATAAATACGTTCTCCTTCGTTGTCGTATTTAACTTTATTGAGCCACACATCACCACGCTTCATTGCATTCAGAAGCTTGCTACGTGTAATTACATCCATGTCTTCCCACCACTCTGGTGTCATATCAACACAACGTTTGACCCAAGGTAGTTGTTCACGTGGAGTATTGATGAACTCTTCGATGTCGTCATGATTAGCGTCAAGATGCAGCACTATTGCACCGTTCTTATAACGCCCACCCCGTCGAAGAATCTCATTCATAGTTGAATAAATCTTTCCGAATGACACAGGACCAGAGGCAATAAGCCCTTCGCCATTATCATGTCCTTTCGGTCGTAGTTTTGAGAGGTGGATGGCAACACCTGCTCCGTTTCTGAGGGCGTGACTGGCGAAGCGCCAGCTGGCCTCAATCCCTTCTGGTCCCTCCATACTGTCTTCGCACACGTAGACGGTGCAGCTGACAGGGAGGCGTCCATTGGGATCTTCGATCCAAGATTGAACACGTCCAGTTCTAGAAATAATATCAGGCATTAACAAGATCGCGTAGATTAGGTGGTTGATAATTAGGTCCTTTCATGACCTTGCCGTCTTCACGGCGGATGGGTTTACCGTCCAAACCAAGCTTGGACAGGTTTGATTTATGGACACGATCAAGTGCTTCCTCTAGATCCCATTCCATATTCTCAGCGTATTGAAAGCAGACATAAACTAAATCTGCTAGCTCTTTAAGCTCTTGCTCAAAGCCTTCACGCATTGAATGTCTGAATTCAAGATACTCTTCAGCGATCAAATCCCGTTGCATAGTCCGGTTCGCCATGCTGTTCTGGATCCCATACGCTGTACGGAACTCGATCGCTTGATCGCTCAGACTCTTCGTTCTGCAATGTAATGTAGTGGAGTTCATTTTCAAGATAATGGATAGCCTTTTTAAGGTCTTCAATCTCTGTGTAAACACTTTTGAAACCGGCTCTGCATACATATTTAATAGCATTGCCTCTAAAATAATTAAGCCCCTGATCTCTTATGAAGTCCCATACTTCTATAGATCCGCGGGTGTAATGTCTGGGTGAATCGGCCATTGTTTGACTAAGTTGCTTACGGTATTTGATAGAATAAAGTTCTGCCTTTGTAAGGCTACAAAGACAGTGATGATATCTTCCTTACTTGCCATAGCTAGGTAGTCATCAATCTTTCTCATCTTAAACTGCTGCTCCATCGTCAATTCGATAACAGGCGGCGGGGGTCCAAGGAATAACGGCTCTGTTGATTGGGTCATAGTCTTCACTGGTAAGGATTCGTGCGAGACGTGCGTTCATCAATGCAGTCTCTTCATTGAGATCTTTACTTGCGAAGGTTTTAACAACTGTCTCCCAGCTGTATCCATCTTCTTCAAACAAAGCCACTGCACGCTTCACACCAATGCCAGGTACACCGCCGTAACCATCTGTTTGATCACCGGCTAGCGTCTGAATCAGATGCCACTTGGCACCTTCTTCTGGTGTGACGTGAATCGTTTCGTCTAGGTTGTAGACACGACCAGGTATCTGGCGCATGTCTTTATCTGGACTGACAATAATGTTACCGGGGTTGGCTGTAGCGTAGATACCCATAGCATCATCAGCTTCCAGCTCATACATCCTGATAACTTCGTATTCTTTTTTTAGTTCTTCAATAGCGCGGCGGTAACCACACGGCTTCTTACGATTTCGATGACCTTTATAACTAGGAAAAATTTTCTTCCTAAAATTCTTTGCGTCACTGAAGAACAATATAAGTTCAGGAGTATCCCACATGAACTCGTTTCTAATTCTATATAGTTCTTTTAGAACATTTTTGTAGGCTTCGCTAAATTTACTGGTGACAAGGATGACATCATCACCCCAATCTATTTCTGTTTCAGCGGCAGCACAGGACTTATAAACGATAAAGTCCGCGTCTACCAATAGTTTCATTCAATGGACCTCCGCCCAGTTTTGTCCGATCTTTGCTTCTGCCGCGACTGGGACTCTGAGGTTGTAGTACTCGCCAGCCGCTGCTGCGCAATATACCAAGGATGTTGATAGATCTTCTGCGTCTCTTGGTTCGCATTCAAATTGTAGTTCGTCATGTATAAATGCAAGCTGCGAGCAACACAGCTTTGTTTGTTTAATTGTTTCCTGGTTGATTACCATCCATCGCTTTGCGATGACTCCGGCTCCAGATTGTAGTAAATAGTTAAGCGATTTGTGTGGGGAGTCAAGCAAAATTTTCCGTTTATCAAGTGAATAGACGAAACCTTGTTGGCCTCTTTTCTTAACGGCTTCAAGTAGATCTGCAAGTCCGTCAATAGCAGCAACAAACGCTGTACGAATCTCCTTACCTTTCTTTTTAGCCTTCTCATCACTTAGTTGAGCATCGAAGGAATGTCCAATTTTGGCGTCACCAGCTCCATAGAGGAAGGCGTAGGTAATTGTTTTAACTTGTCTCCGGCTGATTCCAATTCGGTCAGCGTTGACTTGATGGATGTCTCCGTTGAGGAGAATTTCTCCGAAGCGTCCCGCATCATATTTAGCGATGTAATGGCCGAGCATCCGAAGCTCGATGCCGCTAAGATCGGCACCCACCATAACTTGACCAGGTGTTGCCGTAAAGAGTTGTCTGTATTCATGATCAGAAGGTACTTGGGCTAGGTTTGGATTTCGGTGAGCACATCTATGGGTGTAAGTTGCAACTGAACAATGGTGATGTACACGACTAGATGTCGTACTCAGCTTGAGCCATGCGTTCACGCCGTTCGACAACATCCCAAGCATTTTCGTTACCGTCAAACATCTCGCAAACATCATAGAAATCTCTGACCCAATCTCTGTCAGAATAACTTCGTCGACAACTGGCTTCCCAGTACGTTGTGCAAAATGGGTCGGCGTCCAACCATAGAATGTTGTTAATATCCATGCGATGTGATCTCTTGATGATGGGCTTAGTTCTTTTAATCGAGTGAAGGTTGCACCTTCGATGTAGCCGCTAGTCTTGTTATTTCGCTTTGGAGTGAATTCAGCTCCTCCGACGTAAGGGTGTCTTTCGCGAAGTATTTTTTCAAGGTCTTGAAGTTCTTGTTGGAGAGCCGATGTAAGTTGCCATGCAGCCCGTTCATTGAAATACCAGCCGTGTCTTTCTTGTTCACTTAGGATTTTTGCTACGGTGTGCTCTAACGCAACCCACTCAGGTAGGGGTGGAAGTGGTCGCATAGTTTTGTTGTTACTTTTACGTCTTGTTTGCAGTAGTCCTGCATAGCTTGTGACCAGTCTTTCCAGTCTGTGGTCTTACCAAACTCACCTTTGTATTCACCTAGTCTGTGACCGTAGGATTCAAGTGAGTGGCGGCCATACAGCTGTATAGGCATGTGATGAACGTTGCGGACTTGATCTCTTTTAAGCATGTCTGTGTGATACAGACGTGACAACAAAAGAGTGTCTACAACTAAGGCTGTGCAATCAAACCACGGGTAGATTTTTTTGATAACTGGAATGTCGTAAGCAAGAACGTTGTGACCAGCAATAATCTCAGCACCTTCCAGTACCTGAACACCACGGACAATTGGTTCTTCACTACCTTGATCGTTATACGTATACGTTTGATCAGCTTCTGAGTCGTAGATGACCAGACAGTGGATACAGGTAACATCATTTAGAAGACCGTCGGTCTCTAGATCGAACACCAGCATTTTTCCAAATGTAAGTTTTGTCTATAAATTGTGCACGCTTTACCATCTCAGGAGTAGGCGGATTAGGACGCTTAAAAGTCTTCTTCGGCGTTGAATGCTTTAGTTTCATTGAATTTACAAGTGTCTTTGTTGTATGTCAGCGAACACGCGACGCCAGTTTCCCCTGAATAGCGGTTCTTGATAATTCGCACAGTCGTATCAGTGTGTTCAGGTCCACTCTGCTGATCTCGTTCGAGTCCAATAACTGCGTCAGATATTTGTGCAATGCTGTGACTTCCTCGCAACTGTCCAAGTGATACTTTTGCTCCATCTTCATGTCCTTTGTCACCTTGAGGTCTACGTAAATGTGAAACTAGAAACAATGAAATACCTGTACGTTCAACAAGTGAACGCAAGCGGGTCATTGTTGTATCGATCATTCTTCGCTCATCTCCATCCAATCCAGATAGCAGGATGGACAAATGATCAAGGAATATGATCTTGCAATCTAAACCAGAAGCAAGATACTCAATTCGGTTATAAATAACATCAGGATCGTAAGAACCAAACCCATCAAAAAGATAGAGGTTCCAATTAGCTAACGTCAGATCAAACGCATCTGTAAGTTCTTCATGTGATTGCTCACCTAAGTGGAAAGCTTTTCCACAGGCAGCACTCATCAATCCAAGGGCAGTCCGTCGATTTGATTCCTCCAAAGCCAGGTAACCGACTCGTTCTCCTTTCTGAAGTAGACGAGCCGCAATGTCCCGGCAGAATGAGGACTTTCCAATACCGCTTCCTGCAGTGATCGTGACAAGTTCTCCGTATCGGATTCCGTGAAGCAGTTCTTGTAAGCCGTTGAATGGGTATTCATGTACACAAGGTTGTTGTGGTTCTACTACAAGTGAAAGTAATGATTTACCATCTACGATTCCATCAGGCCGGAACGGTTGTGCGTTCCAAATAGCCTCACGAACCGCCTGTAAATTGTCGTCTTGGCAAGCCTCTGAAGGGTCCTTATAGCCTTTGAGATCAGCGATCTTAACTTTGCCAGGAGGAAGGACACTGGCCGCCTCCTGAGCCGCCTTACGGCCTGCTTCATCGCCATCAAAGAAGAGAACAACATTTTGCCAATTCTGTAACCACTCCAAATTTTTTTGGATTGATTTTTTGGCTCCTGCTGCTCCATTTGGCAGGCTGACCATCTCCCAGTTTGGGAGTGCCTCCCTACACGTAGCAGCGTCAAGTTCGCCTTCTGTAATAACGACTTGTTTACCAGCCTTCCGAAATAGATGCTGTCCAAAGAAGCACCCATCTGTTTCACCTTCATAGCGAAATTGTTTGTCTTTAGTTTTTGTTTTTATCCCAATAA